ATATTTTTGAACAATACCCTGTTGTATATGACGAAATTGAAATAAAAAATTGGCAAGGAAGTGTTGACTATGTTTGGGTAGTAGATCCAGATCTAAAAGTGTATGATAGCTTTCCTTGGTTTTATAAACCTGCGCCTGATGATGCTCCTGCCATACATGCATTTCCTTATGTGTTTGAAAAAAGTCGTGAGGTAAAAAGTTGGGAAATGGTTAGACTAGTTCCTACAGCACCTGGCGATTATGAAGTAAAAAAACATGCACACATTTGTGGACATTATGATCCTACAAAGGGCACAGGCAGATTTGAAATATTTTACATTGGAAAAGATAAAACTGTACTAGACAAACTGATTGAAAGAAATTTTGATGTACAGGTAGTTGATACTATAGAACAAGCCAAGGAACGTAGTTTTACTGATATGTTTTGGGTAGTGTACGATGATACTATTATTAGAGACACATTTAAGTTCAGTTATGTTCCAGATGAGTGGAGTTACGATATTCCTCATGTATTTGGCAACGGAGATATTGATCAATTAGATGGTATAGTTTTACTACCTAAAAATTATACAGCAACGGAAAAAGAATTAAAACATAGATTTTTTGTAAATAAAAAAGAAGTGCGCATTATGGCAAGTAATCCAAAGCCATATGATATTTTTCAAATCAATAATTACACGGATTATTTAGAAGCCGTAGAAAAAAGCACAACTGACATGTTTTGGGGATATAACAATCAGATTATAATCAATGAAGATTTTAAATTTGATTATTATATTAGTCATCATAGCAGTGATAAAAAATCTAATCATGCTTGGTTAAATGGAAACAATTATAATGGTGTATTTTTGTTTAGTAAAACAAAACCTATCACCGAAGAAGAAATCCTTTTTAGAGATATAAAAGAAAAAATAGAGCATAATGTAGTTGCAAGTGTACCAAAAGATTTTGAAAGATTTGAAATAGATCATTATGAACAGTATAAAAGTGCATTAGCAAGTTGTGGCACTGATATGTTTTGGATGATACCAAGTGATGTAGATATTGCAAAAGATTTTGCTTGGGACAAATACTTTCACAATCAAGAAACTTTTGATATGAAAACTAATCATGTTTTCTTAAATGGTAAATCATACGACGGCATTGTACTTGTATGCGCCAAGGCTGAAATTACAGAAAAAGAATTTGAGCATAGATTTTATGTAAACAAAAAAGAACACGAAATTGTAGCAAGCACACCAAAACCATATCAACGTTTTACAATCAATAATTATGAGGATTACACTGAAGCCCTATACAATTGTCATACAGAAATGTTTTGGGGTGTTCCAAGTGACGTAGAAGTTGCAGAAGATTTTGATTTTAGTTTGTATTTTGATCATCATAATACATACGATAGAAATATAAATCATGTATTTCTAAATGGTGAAAACTATGATGGTATTGTGTTATTCAGTAAAAATGTTTTAGTCAGTGAAAAAGAAATTGAACATAGATTTTTAATAAAAAAGAAAGAGCATGAAGTTGTAGCAAGCACTCCGAAACCATATCCTATCTATACAGTAAATGATTATACAGATTATATAAATGCTAAAAAAGATTGTAACTATGATATGTTTTGGATGGTAAATGACAATTTTTTACCAGTGCCGGATTTTAATTGGAACTTTAATATTACGCATCATAACCAATACGAACGTAAAATAAATCATGTTTGGAGAAACGGAGAATTTTTTGATGGTATTGCTCTTACAAGTAAGAAATTAAACATTAGTCAACGTGAAATAGACTATAGATTTTTTGTAACTAAAAAAGAATACAACGAAATAGGTAGTAATCCAAAGCCCTACGATATTGTTTTTATTAGTAATGGCGAACCAAATGCAGACGATAATTTTGATATTTTATCAGAAAAATTTCCAAGAACAAAACGTGTAATGGATATTAAAGGAATTCATAAAGCACATAAACGTGCTGCTGAATTAGTAGAAACTGACATGTTTTGGGTAGTAGACGGCGATGCAGAAATAATTGACGGCTTCGAATTTGATTACTATGTACCTGCATATGATATCGACGGTAAAGATACAGTACATGTTTGGAGAAGTTTAAATCCAGTGAACGGTTTAGTTTATGGGTACGGAGGCGTGAAACTACTACCTACAAATTTAACACGAAACATGGACGAATCTACTACTGATATGACTACAAGCATTAGTGATAAATTCAAAGGTATTGAAGAAATGAGTAACACAAGTGTATTCAATACAGACTCATTTAGTGCATGGCGCAGTGGATTTAGAGAGTGTGCAAAACTTGCAAGTCGCACAATCGCTAGACAAAAAGATGACGAAACTGAATTTAGATTAAATGCATGGTGCACACGAGGTGCTGACAAACCCTTTGGAAAAGCAGCAATTGCTGGTGCAATAGCCGGAAAAGCATTTGGTGAATTAAATAAAGATAATATTGAAGAACTTGCAAAAATCAATGACTTTGAATGGTTGAAAGAAGAATTTAAGCTATCATATCAATAACTTGTAAAATAGTTTGTAATTTATTTTGATTTATTTTACTTCGTAATGTATTTTGCAATCCGTGATGTAATGGCTTTGGCCAAGAACCAAAACTTACCCAAGAATATCCATTGTGTTCGCTGTTTAATTTAGGCATAAATTCTTTGTTTATTACACAAAGGTATGTGTGAAAATGGAAATGTTCGTCATTGCTTACAAATGTTTCTAAAGGTATTGTTTTTTTAATTTCAGGTAAAAACCCAATTTCTTCTTCTATTTCTCTTTGTAGTCCTTCCCATGGAGTTTCAGCACCTTCGTTGGTACCTCCAACTAAGCCCCATAAGTTTTTTGCTTTACTTTGTGTTCTATGCAGAAATAAAAATCTTTTTGTTTCAAGTGAATAGAACAATGCTCCACTACATATAATCTTACTCATAAAAATAATTATCTTATAAAGTAATAGTCCAAGTACCTCTTGGATAATAACCATCTATGGCAGTCTGCCAATAATAATCATTCCAATAGTATTGCTGTCCTGTTGTAACATTTGTAACATATGTAGTATCGTTTGTAGTACTACCGTCCCAAATTATATGCCACTTAGATCCGTCCCATTCAACAATATCATTAGCATCCGCAACAAAATCACTGTTATCAGCATTCTTCCATGCTGCTGCGCCATCTTCGTTTAGGTTTAGAACATACTGGACACTATCACCGGCATTGTACGGCACATCTAATGTAATTAAAAATTTATCATTTACATTTGAACCTGTAGCAGAAACTTCAGTTCCGTTTACATAAACATCAAAACTTGTAACTGTTTGCTCACCTATGCGAGCACCCAATGAACTTCTTTCAATAAAGAAATCTATATCTGTGTGGATTTTATTATCACTGTAAGTTGCTGTAAAGTTTCTGTCTACTCTATAACCTAAAGGACCTAATAGTAGTATTCGAGTACCTACTGTTTTAACAGAGCTAGGATTAAACTCAATAGGATTTACAATGTAATCAACAGACCCATCTGTTTTTGTTGGACCTTCGATAAGTGTATTACTTGGTAATGTGTCAGCATCCCAATCTATATCCATAATGAATGCATCGCCATTTCTAATTGTAAATGTACCTACAATTTCTGAGTTTAATTCCGCTCTACGAATTCTTATTTGACTTATACCAGGCTGATATCTTGCAGGTAGTTCTGCTTCTAAAATATTCAGCCAACTAATTTCGCCTACACGTAATTTTCTATTCAATGCAAGTTGTGCAGTTTCTTCTTGTACAATAATATCAAAATTTCTATAACTTGTTACAAGAGGATTGGTGTTATCTAATCTACCATTTAATCCAATACCTGCTGTGCCTTGCGTAACAATAGTTCCATCTGGTAAAACTGTAGTTCCACTTGCTGCACCTTGGTCGGTATCAGTTGGTGGATTAAATCCTTCTAAACTAATTGTACCGTTTTCTTGATTGAATATGCTTGTAATAATATCTGTAATAATACCAAGTTTTTTGACTTTGGTAGGAGGAGAAATATATATAGGTGCAGTAAACCCTATTGTAGCAACATCAATATCGTCCTGGGTTCCTACTGGTATACTTCTACTACTAAAATTTATATCTTCCAAATACAGTGTTGTTAAACTTGTCCAGTCAACATAATTGTCAGTTGTTTGAAATTCCAAGTCTGGATTAAACAACATAAAAATTTGTTCTAATATTTGCAGTTTTTGATCTGTACTGGTACTCCAAACATCGATATTTATAGCCAACGTGTAAGGTGTAGGATGCAATCTTTCTACTGTGTATCCTTTTGCTTGTTGAGCAAGATAACTGTTAGTGTCTGAATCAAACTCTTTTTCACGTAAATTTACTTTGCTGACAAAACTACTATCACTAAGTCTTGCTCTATCCATTTGTAAACTTGTAATGTAAACACCAATACGAGGAGCACTTGGCAATTTGTTTTCTGAGTTTTCTCTTATAATGCTGCCAACTTGTCTTGTAATATCACCGTACATACAAGGCACACGTCTAAGATCACCGTCGCCATCTTGATAACTAAAGTTGCTGAATACTCTAATAATTTGCGTTAGATATCTGCGTATTTGTCCGTCATAAAAAAACTGCATTAGTTACTTGCCTTTGCTCTTAGTGCTTTGCTTAGTGCTTGTCTTTCAACAACTTCTTCGCCACCGATTGTATTTACAGTAGTGTTATTGATAAATGTTCCTTTTAGAGTATCTCTAGTATCATCGTTTGTCATAGTTGTTCTTACAGCATCTTCTATTTTCTTCCAGCCGTTGCCATCATATCTAAACAGTCTGTTTGGTAATAGGTCCGTTCTTAAAAAATAAGTACCAGTATCGGCACCTGCAGGAAATCCAGTACCTTGGCCAAACGGCGCACCATTAGGAGGTATACCATCGCCTACTAGATAACCTTGATATCCGTTACCGTCAGGTGTAACAAAAACTGTGTCACTTGTAATAGTGCCATCGACTAATAGGTCTTGATAATCGGTACTTACAATTGCAACTTCTCCATTTTCTTTTACACTCAATGTATAAAATTGGATTGTGCTATACCCGCTTTGATTTGCATATTCTTCTGCTTGAGCAATAACAGCGTCATTGATTTGCATTTCTTTTTCATATGTACTTAGAACATCACGGAGTGTGTTACCTGCTTCGTCGCCTGCATCTAGATCAAGAATATCTTTGTATTCTTGCGAATCCATAATTTGTTTTACACGCACTCTATATAGATGAGGATACCAAGTTTGGCTAAATCCTTCTGCTGCTCTAGTTACTTCATCTACAACATAAAAACGTTTTAGCACTACACTAAAATCATTTGCTGCATATTCATCTACCAAATGAGGCAATTCAAAAACATCGCCTGGCATAATTTTTCTACCTAATGTTTTAACACTTGCATTTATATGCATTGTCATAAACAGTGTGTCATTTTGTAAAAATAAACCAAATTGGCTTAAATCAAAATCTTGGTCTTGTACATTGTAATGTGCTCGCACTGTATAAATGTCTTCGTCATATTTTCTATCACGATTTTCTAAAAATAGCAAGTCTTGTATATTTGTTTCTTGAACAACATCATATGCTGGTTGTTCTGGTGTAGCATCATCAGGACTAACTGATTTAGGACCTAGATACTTGTGTATCAACAAGTCGGTTCCACCTACAGTGAATTGTTCATAGATCATTTTGTCTAAGAATTCGTAATCATGTGACCTCTCCGGTCTATATAAACTCAAACGTGGCATATGTATATTTAGCATAAATACTATTGGAGAACATCATGGCAGACAGTAACCTAACAACACAAAAACAACAAGTATTTGATTATGTAAATGCATTCCTTGGCGGAGGAATGGTTGATGTAGAACTTGATCCTATTCATTATGAAACAGCATTGACAAAAGCATTGACAAAATATAGACAACGAAGTGAAAACAGCGTTGAAGAAAGTTATGTTACAATAAAATTTAATCAAGATCAAAACGTATATGAATTACCTCAAGAAATTATTGAAGTAAGAAAAATTTACAGACGCAGCGTTGGCAGTAGATTAGGTGGCAGTGCTGACGGCGGAAGTTTGTTTGAACCATTTAACCTAGCATACACAAACACATATTTGTTAGCAGGTTCGGGTATTGGCGGCCTAGCCACATATGATTTCTTTGCTCAACAACAAGAATTAGTTGGACGTATGTTTGGTAGTTTTATTGAATTTAAATGGAATCCAACAACTAGCAAACTAACTATTTTACAACGTCCAAGAGCAGAAGAAGAAGCATTGTTGTATTGCTATAACTATCGTCCTGACATGCAATTATTGTCAGACTATAAAGCAAGTCAATGGATTAAAGATTATACACTAGCAAGTTGTAAATACATGCTAGGTGAGGCACGTAGTAAATTTGCTACTATTGCCGGACCTGGGGGCGGAACATCGTTAAATGGCGATGCACTTAAAGCAGAAGCACAGCAAGAAATGGAAAAACTAGAAAATGATCTAGCAATGGCTGTTGCAGGCGGCACAGGTTACGGATTCTTGATTGGATAATATAAAAAAAGTAATTACAGGAGGATGTAGTTTTACAGCAGGATCTGAATTATCAGATTGGGATGCTTCACGACCTACAATAGGAATTTTACGACCACGTAGTAATTTTACATGGGCTAATTGGGTACAGAAAAAATTGTATAAAAATGCTACTGTAGATAATACTGCAATACCTGGCACAGATTATGGAAGTTGTGTTAGACGAGTAATTTATCAAACAAACAAAATGTTAAAATCATACAAAGCAGAAGATATAGTTGTTTTGATAATGTGGACAAGTATTTTACGTAGAGAGTATCCTAGAATAAAAGATATTTCATTAGGACAAGATCATGAAGATAGATTTTGGAGTTCTCTGCCGTCAGACGGCGAAAGTTTACCGAGTAGTTTTGCATTTAACATGTCACGTAAGGCAGGTTTAGAACGTAGGCAAATTATATCAGATGAATACCTATCTCGTACACTAATTGAGTTTTATACACGCCGTGCAACTGCTGATAACCATATATATTATCCTTTACAACAATTAGAATATCTAACAAACTACTTGAAATTGCACAATGTTAAATTTTATTACACTTGTGCTTTTAATGATTTACTAAGTCTAAAACACCATTATCCTAATATTTTCTTTGAAGATATGAAACAAAGATTAGATTTATACAACATATTACATACAGAAGAAAATTTAGGATTTTATGATTGGGCAAAGAAAAACAATTATAAATGCGGCAAAGGATCAGATCATCCTTTAGAAGCAGCACACGAAAAATGGGCAGAATTATTTTCTAAATATATTGTTGACAAAAACAAAACAATATAGTATATTAAATTATGCGTAAAAAGTTATTAGTCATTGGACATGGCAGACACGGTAAAGATACTGTGTGCGAAATCCTAAGAGACAAATATGGATATAGTTTTGAAAGCAGCAGTGCGTTTTGCAGCAAACTTTTTATCTACGATTTATTAAAAAAGAAATATAATTACGATAGCGAAGAAGAGTGTTATGCTGATAGACACAACCATAGAACCGAATGGTATAATGCTATCAGTGATATGAATGCTCGTGATGCTGCTACATTAGGCAGAGCTATATTTTCAGAACATGATATTTACTGTGGACTAAGAAACAAGCGTGAATATTTTGCTATGCGTAACACAAATGTTTTTGATTATGCCATTTGGGTAGACCGTAGTGATTACTTACCCAAAGAATCCAAAGACAGTATGACACTAGAGCCTTACATGGCCGACTTTTACATTGACAATAATGGTACACTCAACGACTTGGAGTTTTGGGTTGATGAACTGTATAAAGGCCAATTAAATACGTAGATAACCCTTCAAAACCGCTATTTTACCCTAGATCTGCTAAATAATACTATAATAACATTGTTTAGGAGAACAAAAAATGGCATTAGTATCACCAGGTGTAGATGTCCAGGTAATTGACGAGAGTTTCTATACTCCAGCAGAACCAGGTACAGTACCTATTATATTTGTCGCTACTGGCGAAAATAAACTAAATGGTGCAGGAACAGGAATTGCTCCAGGTACCACAAAAGCAAATGCCGGAAGACCATACCTACTTACTTCTCAGC